GATCTCATTGAAGACGCCACATATCCTAATATGCACACCATCGTCGATTGCGAGCGAGTCAGCCCAACAATAGACATTCCAGTATGACGCGATTCGCTCCCAACCCGCAACTGTTTCCCGTTATTGAAGCTGCGATTCTCGAAGCTGCGCGCGTTGGGCTTTTGGTGGCGTCCGCAACCGTCAGTACGATGCTGGGCAAAAAGGGAACGGGTCGCATCTACACCCAAAAGGGCGGTCGTCGGCATCACGCGAGTCGCCCAGGCTATCCACCGGCACCCAACTTTGGGCGGCTGCGCGCTTCCTGGACGGTTGGCAAGACGGTCGGCGCAGATTCAACAGTGCAAAAAGTCAAGCTTAGTCCAACAGCAATAGGATTTCGGCTTTCGTCGAAGTTGCACTACGCGCAGATCGATCGCGGGTACGGCAGAGTCAAGCCTCGACCATACTTAAAACCATCGCTCGAGATCTACCAAAAGACAGTGCCTGAAACTATGCGCGTTGCGTTCAAACGCGCGCTCGCGAAGGCTCTACCGAGGCGTCGCAAATGAGTACACCACTCGCGCAGGCGTTCTACGCTCGGTTGATCTCGGTGCAGACCGCAGGCACGCTCTACGCGCTGTGCGGAGGTCGCGTGTATCTCGACAGTTCACCGGCAGAATCTGAACTTCCGGTCGCTATTATTGAAGCCGAAACCACAACGTCCGAGCGGTTCATGTCTGGCAACGAGCGGCACATACTGACCGTGTCGCTCGGCGTGTTTGCTGATCGCTCGAGCGCGTCGACGGTAGTCACGCCAATCAACGCCGCAAGGACGCTGCTCAACGGTGCGGTTGTAACAATTACGGGATACGATCGAGCGTCTATTGTGTGCAAAGAGCGCGGCGTAGCGTCATTCACAGTCGACGGTTGGACGATATCCGATAGGTACGAGATTCAAGGATTCGCAACAAGTTGAAAGGCTAAAACATGGCACTCGCAGTAGGCAACGACGGCTTCGCAACACTTCCGGCTGGCTACCAACTGAACGTCAAGACGTGGGCGCTCAACGTTGCGCGCGTCTCAAGCGACACGACCGGATTCGGTCACAGCGGCCGCACGCGTCGACTGGGCGTGCTTGACATCACCGGATCCGTTGGTGGAAATCCAATTGTTTCTGCCGCTGGAAGCAACGTTTTTGGATTGACGTCTAGTGTTGGCGCTCCAGCCGAGCAAGCCGGCGGCACAATTTCGCTGCACGTCATTGGCACAAGCAGTGGCACTACGCTCGCCGCTGGTCAAGCGATGATTCAATTTGACGCAGTGTTTGCATCGTGGGCGCTAAGCGTCGACAAAGCAGGCGAGTCAACCATTACTATGAACGTCGAGATGAACGATAGTAATGGCCCATCCATTGTGTGGGCAACAAGTTGAGTTTGCTCGGCGCAGTCGCCGAGGTCATCGCACCAGGCGCACACGACTGGATCGTGTCGCTTTGGTTTCACGACGGCTCGTTTGCAAAGCGCCGCGTCTCGCCGTCAAGGCTTACCGAAGAAGTCGCCTTGTTTCGCGTATTACATTCGATGCGTCGCAAGCCGAGTGAAGTGCGCGACGCTGATATACGCCGATTCTCTGATGTGTCCGTCTGCGCGTCGGCTGATGACGCGGAGCTGAAATCCCTGATTGAAAGGTCGAGATCGCGTGAACCCAGTAGGTGACATTCCGTTTGCTGTCGGCGCTGCGGTGCGCGTGTTTCGCCAATTGTCCGTGCGCGAGTGCGTAAACATCCAAAAGGCGTCCGCCGAAATACGCGCGCAAGAAGCCATCGTCGACGGCCGTGCAACCGGCGCGTCAGCCGAAGAGCTGCGCGCGCTCGCGGCACAGGCGCGCGAAAGTGCAAGCCTTGCAAGCGAACTCCTGCGCTACACATTCACGACCGCCGGTGCGCTCGCTGTGGTCACGCAGAGCCTCGGCAGCGAAGCGGAGGCAGAAGTCGTTGCGCTCGAGCTGACGCCGACAGAGCTAACAAGCCTGGCGTACCAGCTGCTTGGGTATGTGTTGGTGGACGTCAAGAGCGGCGAGAACACATCGTCAAAACTCGTGAGCCGATCGGAAGCGCAGCGCCTCGCGATCGGCTGAAAGAAGCAGCACTCCTCATGCGCGAACTCCGCATACACGATCCACTCTCGATGCGCGTGTCGGAATTCGACGCGCTGCTTGGCTATGCGTGCTCAGGTGAATTTACGCGCGAGGCGCTCGAAGGCGGCGACGCTCGAGCCTACGTTGAATCTCAAATGAGGGCGCGTTAATGGCAACAGGAACTGCCGGTGATCTCTACGTCGGTATCTTCGGCGACCAAACTGCGCTCGACGCTATGTTTCGCGCGCTGCCACCGCAGGCAACCGGAGCAGGTAAAGAGAGCGGCTCTAAATTTTCCGCTGGCTTCTCTTCGTCGTTCAGTGGCGTTTCGTCAAAGATTGGTAAATCGCTTGGTCTTGGTCTTGCGGATCAGCTGACGCGCGGAATGGCTGACGCGCTGAAGGGTGACAAGACAATTGGCGCGGCTATCACTGACACAATCAAGAACATTCCAATTATTGGCGCAGTTGCCTCGCTTGTTGAGGCTGGCATTGGCGCGGCAATGGGAACATTTGAAGCCGAGCGCGGCGCAGCTAGCGCGTCCGAAGCTGCGGCAAAACTTAACGCGTCGGCAAGTCGACGATTTGCGCTTGTCAAAGGTATTGTTGAGCTTGAATCTAAACTTAAGGAAGACGCAGCGCGCGCGCGAGGGGACGAAAAAGAAGCCGCAAAAATTAAGCTAGACGCGGTAAGAGCTGAAGAAAAGGTATTGCAGCAAGAAGCCGAGTACGCAAAGCGTGACGGTGTAATCCGCGAAAAAGAACAAGAGCAAACAATCAAGCTGTCTGAGCTGCGCAAAGCCGTCGCATTGCAAGCGTTTGAGCAGGAAATTAGACGCATCGATGACGCAAAGCAAAAGCAACTTGACGCTGACGCTGAAGTTGCCGCAAAGGAAATGAAAGCAATCGACGCAGCAAAGCAAAAGCAAATTGACGCTGACGCTGACGCCGCAGCAAAAGCCGCCGAGGAAATGGCAAAAGATGCCGCCGACCTTGCCAAGCTTGAAGAGAAAAATCGACGCGAAGACATGGACGCGCGCGCAGAAGCCAAGGCCGACGCCGAGGCTGACTACGCCAGTATTGCGTCAGGATCAGCAAGCACGGCGCTGGGCGCGTTCAAGTTTGAAGCGTACCCACCGTCCATGCAAAAGGTCGTGCAGGAACGCACAATGAAAGCCGTCGAGAAACTAGCAACCCAGCGCGCCGAGACGGCGGGAGTTTTCTAAATGACAGTGGTCGCGACTGAACAATTACAAACGCGGTCGTACGCGTTTGCAGGCGGAAGCACTACCGGCTCACGCCTGTTTACGATTTACGATGACGCGACAGTCATTGACAATCCGCAGACGATTGTTGACCTGTTTGGCACCAACGGAATTCCGTACCGCGGCGAGCCGTTCCCGTCTATTAGCAATCTCTTTGCCAAGGCGTACCGCATCGAGAAGCGCGCGGGTACTGATATGTGGGACGTGACGTGGGAATACGCGTCCGGCGCGCCGCTTGAGAAAGATCCTGGCGAGGAAGGATACGTTGAGGTTTCGTTGGACTTTCAATCCGCGTTTGAGGATTTCTATCGATCGAACGCAGCAATTCCAACCGACGGCACTGTGACAGCAACTACCGACATCGGCGGCGGCCGCATGGACATTGTTGGTTCTCCGTTGTCTATGCTCAGATTCAAGGTCGACTGGTCAGTCACTGAAACCGTTGACTATGCAACATTCGTAGACCTGTTGTATCCGGCAATCATTAACGCGCAAGGCACACGCAACGACAAAGCGTTTCAAGGTAATTTCAAAGGACTGATGGTGTACCGAGGCGCAAGCGCGCGCCGTATTGGTCTTGGTCTGTGGTCAATCACGCATTCAATGCAACAGGACGGCGAGTACCACTTGATCCAAACGCCGCGGCGCAATGCAAACGGCGACATCGATACAAAGCTTTACACCGAACCGTACGCGCAAGCCGTCGATGTGTACTACAAGCAGCCGTTCCCAATCTTTTCCGACTTCTCGAGCATCTCACCGAACTGGAGTTGACCTGTGGCATCTGAAATTTCTATCTCAACGCGACTGTATGCAAAGAAGTCGTACCTTGTAGTCGACCACAACCCAGGCACATTTGCCGTCACGCTCAGCGGCTCGACAAGCGCAGGCGGCATCGTGTCCATTCCTACGACCGCCGGTGGCACGGCGTTGTCGCTTGATGGCATTACGACCGCCACAATGGGCTACGCGTTTTTCCGCAACATTAGCGCGACCTACTCCGTGCAAATTGGCGTGCGAGACGCCTCTAGTAATTTCCTTGCGTTTGCAAAGCTTAAGCCTGGCGAGGTTGGTCTTATCCGAATGAATCAGACAAACCCGCCGTACGCGATTGCCATAACCTCGGCCGTTGACTTGCAATTTACAATTCTTGCCGACTAACAATGACGCTTCCTCGCTTCACATCCGGCAGTCTCGGACGCCTGACCTTCGCAGACATCAACGAGATTTGCGAGGCGGCAGAAGTCGTGCAGAAATTTGCGCGCGAGTACTCGCGAGCGCCAGCCGTTGAGCCGGTGCGCCAAGAGATTTGGGCGGTTGTCGAAAACTACATCACCGGCACGCCTAACGGCGCAATGCCGTTCTACGAGGTCGAGCTTGATCCCGTGTCCGAAGGAGTGCCGCCGACTTGGCGACGCAAGACAAACGGCATTGTCTCCGGCAGCCACGCAGGCGGCACCAACCCAAACTACTACCCGTGCTACTCGATTCGCCGCACGACTCCGCCGCACATTGCAAACATTCAAGGCCTCGTGCGCTTGTCTTGGCAACGATCAATGCAAGGGCGCGGCTACTGGCTTATTGTGGATCGCGAGCAACGTACTGGCGCGTTTCCTGCGCGGATAATCGGATACGAGGCAGTCGCGTCAACAAATCCCGTGCGCTATTACTACCGATGGAAAGAACAATCGCGCGGATTGCCTGGCACCTCGTTTAGCACGTTCAACGACTTCCCAGGGCAAATGTGGGGCGGCACCGGCGCGCCACTTGGCTCAGAGGTTTTTTCGACTGCGCTCAACGGCGCAGAGTACGCGTCGATTCCGTCAGGCACGGCGACAAACTCAAGCATTACACGCTTACCAATAGCAATTGGCGAGGTCGTGCAAATGGGCTTTGACGTTGACGGTGCTACCTTTTTCCACGCTCGCAACGAATACTTGGTGGCTTGCCTTCCATGACCAAATACAACACATTCTCGCGCCTTGAGGGTTCGCCGCGTCGCCTGTGCGCCGTCATTCCTAAGACAACGTCTGCGCCGATTTACATTTGCCCTGCTGGCAAACGAGCGCAAATTATGTTGATTAGCGCGTGCAATCTGACTTCATCGGCGGCGACGATTCGGCTGCATCATGTTGTACCAAGCGAGACGGCGGCGACGAGCAACGCTTGGTACTACGACCTGTCGATTGCGCGTACGACGCTTATCGTTGACAGCGACGCGCGATATCTTGAGCAAGGCGACGCGCTGTGGGCGTCGCAAGCAACTGCCGATCACATTGCCATTTCAATCTACGGCATGGAGTTCCTCGCGTGAGTATGCTCATTGCGGGGGCGTGCTGTTGTGGTGATAACGAGCCGCCGCCGCCGACGTGCGCTGAATGTCCAAAACCAAACCTGCGATTGTTTTATTCGTATCGCGGCGAATCAGTCGACGCCATTGCTCTAAATGGCGTTATGAGAATCGAAATGGACATGACGTCTAACTATCATTTTGACGCGTCGCTTTTTTCCTACGTTCTAGATTCGTTTACTCAAACGGGAACGCATTTTTTTTCTGGTTATTGTGGAACTAGCAACCTAACTGTGTGTGTTCCGACTTCGTTAGGCAATAATCTAAATCCTTGCTCTATAACGCTTTCACCCAAATTAATGGTAGGCAATTTTCGTGGCAGCGGATTATCAACGCGTACGCCTGATTGCTGCGAGCCTGTTGTTCCACAACAACCGTGTTCCTCTATAGTACCATGCGAATTTGTTACACAGATTGAGTATTTAACGGGTAGACCGTCTCAACTTCCAGCGCAGGTTCTTCTTTGGGATGGATGCAACGCCTACGCAGACGACGCTGCGTATCAAGAAGTTGTGCGCGATGAACAAAACAAAGTAGTTAGGATTTACTCTGAGTCTGCATCGTGGGGGGCGACTGTTATATGAACCAGTGCGTCTGGCTTGAGTCGTCTACTTGCACGCATCCGCGCGTCGCGCGCGAGGTCTGCGAATCTGACTGCGCGTCATGCAAGTACTACATGGGTCGCCTGCGCGGCCTCGGCGACGTTGTCCACTCAATCGCCCTTGTGACCGGAATCGCGGCGGTCGTAAAACGGTCGGGCGTCGATTGCGGCTGCGCAAAGCGCCGCGCCGCGCTGAACGCCGTTTTCCCAAATCCCGATAAAGGGTAGAGACACACTATGGCACTAACACTCACCGGCTCCGGCGGCGTCTTTACTCGACTCGGCAAAATCTTCGGCATGATGTCTGATGTGCGTACGCATATGTCCGACATTGAAACCGAAATTGCAGACGTGCAAGGCGCGTACAGCGCCGCCGATTCGTGGATGGTTGCAAGCCTTGTTGCCGCTAAGGAAGCGCGCATTGCGCAAGCTGGCGGCGTCATGAACGACCTGCGCGCAATTGCTATTGACACGCTTGTCGAGATGTGCTGGGCAGATTCGCAAACAGGACTGAGCGGAATCCTGCCGCGCAAAGATCTTGAAAGCGCGCTGCTGTATCTGATCCGCGACATGGACGCAGCCGTTGCAAGCGTAAACCTTAATACCTCAAGCGTTGGCAGTCCTGCGCTTGGAGCGGGTAACACGGGTACGGGAAAACTCGTTGTCTCTGTTGAGCCGACAAATTTGCCCACGCCAAATGTGGCGACTATGAGCAACGTACGCAATGAGAAGCTAGAGGTACGCTGCATTCAAGACGCGCAAGGTCAGGCTATCTTAAGGGGCGCAGAAACCTTTGAGATCCGCGGTTTGGCTGCATACGACAATCTTGACCGACGATTCCCCGCAGGGTCTGGCGTGCGTCAATCAATCAGCTGCGTGAGCGCATCTATTGACGCCGGTGGTGTCGGGCAAAATATGTTGCGCAACACTGATTTCGAGAACTTCACCACAGCCAACGTTGCGGACTATTGGACGACCGTGACCGGCACGGCAGGCACGCATTTCGGTCAGGAAACAACAACGTTTCTGCGCGGCGCGTCAGCGTTCAAAATGATTGGCGACGGCACCGTGCTCGCCGAAGTGCGGCAGCAGCTCGGCTCGACAGCCGGTACGCCAGCGCAGATTCAGGCGGGTCGTTTGTATTGCTTGGCTGTGTGGATCCGACATTCAACTGGCTCGGGCGCAGGCAACGTGCGCATCCAGCTTGAGGACGCGACAGGCACGGCAATCTCAGGCACCACCATTGACACCACGTCCGCAGTCGGCACAAGCTTTACGCACAAGACCATTGTGTTTCGCGCGCCAAATGTATTGCCGTCGACGGTCTATGTCTCAATCGAGCAGTCAACCGCGTTGGCGGCGGCAGGCGTCATGTACATTGACGAGCTGTGCCTCGTTGAAATGGTGCAGATTGCCCCTGGCGGATGTGCGATCACGATGTTCGCGGGTGCTACCGATTGGGTCATTGACGATAGAATCTCGGTCAAGACCGACAACGACGGACTCGGGCTGTTTGTCGTGTACTTTGACATCGCGTTCAATATGTACGAAAAGGGATTGTTCCTGCCGCAGGCCGCTTCGGAAACGATCAACGACAATTTGATTTCGTAACAGCCGCCGAGATGAACTGCGCGCGCAGCGCGCGAAGCGTTCCGCGCTCGACGCGAGTCGCCGCAAGGTCAAGCGCCAGGGTCAACAGATCGATGCCGCTCCAACCTCTCAGGCTAGCGGTGGCATCCTGTGCCGCTCGGCGAGCAATCCAACGCTCGAGGTCGGCAGGGACGCCGTGCGGCGTTGCTACGCCTCGGCGGTACGCAGCGCGCGCCAACGACGCCGTGACGGCAGCAAGCCGCCTAGACGCCTTGGTCAGGCGCGCGCGGTCGCCCTTCGTAATTGGTGGCGGCGGCATCAATGGGTTTTCTAAATGACTCTTGCAGCACAACGCTCATCGCTTTTTCTAAGTCTTTGTGCGCAGTGTGAGCGGTAATGTATTGATAGTCAAGACTACCGTGCGGGATCTCTACGCGTATGCGGCCGGTCAGGATTGTCGACGTGTCAGTTTGCACAATGGTTGCAAACACCTCTCG